TTTAAATTTATCTTCAAAGCAGTTAAGTTCATAGTCATGTTACCAATAAACCTAGTTAAATTTATATTGAGCAAGGTTTGGGCGGTAGTTAAACATGTTCTTAATCTTGTTTGGAAGATAATAAAAGAAGCATATAAAGTAGTTGCATGGATAATTAAATCTATAAAAGATGCAATTATATTTATATTTAAAAAAGTATGGAAGTTAGTAAAGATATTCTGGGCATGGCTAGTAAAAGCATTTATTGAAACATTAAATCAATTGTGGACATTGCTAGGTATGTTCGCAGCATGGCTTGTTTTGGAGGGTAGTGCTAAAACAATAGTTGGCTACTCAATCATACTAGTCTTATTCGTATGGCTAATCACCATGGGAATCAGAGAAGGAGGGGAAGAATAAATGGCAAAAGCAAAAGAAACAAAATTAGATGACGAAAAGGCAATGGGAGCAGTCAGTGGTATTAAAAATATTTTATTTAGAATAATCGCTGTATTTGCTGCTAATGGTCTTGGCGTAATTGGTGCTGGTGCAATCATTGGTATCGATACTTTAAGTGCTGTGATTCTTGCAGGTACTCTTGGTGTTGCAACCGTAGTTGAAAAACTAGCAAGAGGATTCATTGATGATGGAAGATTAAGCATTGATGAAATAAATAGTGCTTTTAATTCAGTAGATAAAAAATCTAATTAGTTTGACACATTATAATAACGGACTCCCCATTAAGTTCGTTATTATAATATTTTTTAATCATTTCTTTTATATTACATCTAATAACTTTTTCACGATTTGTTGTTAATTCAATACAAATTACACAATAAATATTTTCTCCTAAAATATCTAAAGCATCCAATAATAAATCTTCTATATAGCGTGGTGTAGATAAAAATGCTATTGGAAGTTCCATATCTTTATATTTTGTTAAAAACTTAACTCTCTCTTCTTTGTCTGAAGTTCTAGAGCCATAAATAAATTTATCTATGCCCAATCCAGATATAACTATTGATGGAATTAGACAGTTTGGACCAGGTATAGAAGTTACCTTTATACCAATTTGTGATGCATAGTTAACAATAATATCTCCTGGATCATGAAAACTAGCAGTTCCTCTATCTGGTAAAAGTAGCACATTTTTATTATTTTTTAGCATTTCTATTATTTTTAGCATTATTTCTTTATCTTGATAACTTCCTATTTCTTCAATATGTGCTTTTGTTTTTATATTAAGATTATCTAATAATTCATTAAAAATATCAATATTTTCTACTGCAATGACATCATGATTTATAATACTATTTATGATATTTGGAGACATGTCCATTGGGTTACCAATATGAACTGCACCAACTGTTAAAATTCCAGGCATATTTAACAGTATACCCTATTGCAAGTATTTATGGTGAGTGGTATACTTATCTATAATACCAATCTGGAGAGTGTTTCATTTGACATGTATTGCAGTTGTTAGACAAGATAAAAAAATATTTATGGCTGGTGACAGAGGTGCATCAGATGAAGATAGTATATTAACATTATCAGCACCAAAGGTTTGGAAAACTGGACAATACTTACTTGGTTATGCTGGGACTGCAGATGGTGAAAGAATTAGACATAATTTTAAACCACCAACGCCAGAAGGAAATTTAGACAAATTTATGTATACTAAATTTGTAACATACCTAAAAGATTTTTATGATAAGTGGTGGATAGATACTTCTAAAGATTCAGATTTTGGCATGATTATTTGTGTTAGAGGTAGAATATTTGAACATAATTCTGCAGACATGTCTTTAAATGAATACGATCAGGATTATTTAGCAATGGGATCAGGAGCATCATTTGCTTACGGTGCATTATATGCTAGTCAAAAACAAAAAAATGGTAGAGCAAGAGTGGTTCAGGCAGTAAATTCTGCAATAAATTTTTCAATTTCTTGTGTTGGACCTGTTGACACTGTCAGTCTTTAATAGTATACTTAATACATGAAAACAAATAAATATGAGAAATGGATAATCACTGGCATAGAGAATGGTTGGATTACTGAACCATATTGCAATACTCATGATGGTGGTTTTGAATACATGTCTCAGGAAGAAATAGATGAATGGGAAGCAGGAGGAGATCCCTGCTGCTTTGTTGTTAGATTGAAAGAAGAACAATGAAAAAAATAATAATCGCAATATCCGTACTACTATCATTGCTATCAGTTCCATCTTATGGAGTTCAAGGTGGATCAATTGTAATTATTGATAGTTATTTTGATGCACGTATACCAAATGCTACAGTGGTTTGTATTGCTGCAGATAATTGTGTTAATACTGCAAAGCCATCAAATCGAGTATCAGATGCAGTAAATCACGGTACTGCAATGGCAGAGGTTGCTCGCAGAAACAATCCCGATGTTCCTTTGATATTATTAAGATCATCTACAGTAGATAAAAAAGGCAATGTTTCAACAATTAGTGGAAACACATTTTTAGCAGCATTACAGTGGGTAGATGCCAATAATTCTAATATCTCTGCAGTATCTTTTTCATATAACCTAAGTGGAAATATGACTAAGCCTGGTGAGTGTAAATTATCAACTTCTGGTTTAACTAATGTAAAAATTGTTGATCCAGCAATTAGAAGTTTGATTGCTAGTTTAAACTCTAAAGGCATTCCAGTTTTCGTTTCTACTGGAAACGATTCAAACAAAAAACCAGTAAACTATCCAGCATGTATTACAGACACAGTTTCTGTTTCAACATTTCCTGTAGGAAATCATGATGCAAATACTGATTATTTTGGGGTTTTACCTACTGGCAAATTTAACTATCAATCAGTATCTTTTGGCCTAATTCCTCAAACAACGTCATCTGCAACTATTGCAGTAGCAACACAATGGCAAAAGGGATTAACTGTTACTGATAAATTAGTACAAGTTACAGAATAAAAAGGATTGGCGTGTAACTCAGTTGGCAGAGTGGCAAACTGTTAATTTGCAAGTCGTAGGTTCGAGTCCTACCACGCCAGCATTGCCTCGATAGCACAGTGGTAGTGCGTCCGCCTTGTAAGCGGAAGGTCCTCAGTTCAATCCTGAGTCGAGGCTCAGAGAAAAGGAAATAAATGTTAATTGAATTACAGCAATGGGAATATGAACATGCTTATATGGTTGGTATTAGAAGATATACAGAAAACTGGGGTAAAGCAGATGCGTCATATTATCAAAACAATAATAAAGAAGAAGATAGAAATGCTCAAGCAGCATCTGCAATATGCGAACTAGCAGTTGCAAAATATTTAAATCAATACTGGCATGGATCTGTTTGGGATGGAAGAAAACATAAAAAATATAAAGATATGCCAGATGTAGGAACAAATATAGAAGTAAGAAGAGTAAGAACGCAATCTGGACCTACAATAAGAGATAAAGATATATTAAAACCAAATTGGGTTATTTGGGGTGCAGAGTTGGCTGATGCAGAATATAGAACTGTAAGATTGTTAGGATGGATTTCTGCAGAAGAGGGTTGGAAGATTGGTATTGAGACTCAATGGGGTAAAATAGTTCCAAAAGAATTATTGAACAAGGATTGGGATGAAACAATCTAATAACGAATCTATCTCTGAACTCAAAGAAGATTTTTTTATATGGAATAAATCAAAATCTGAATCTTTTTTGTGGATCAACAAAAGATCTAGAGTTCCATCAAGATGGTTGTCCTATCAAAATGGATTAAACAAATATAGAAATAGTATATTAAAACCAGTAAATATGTATGCTTCTAGATTATCTATTAAGCCAAAGTTACTGGATATATCTAATAATATAGTTACACTTCAACAAACTAATCATGCTGAAATATTTTTGGCAATTAGTCCTGAAATTATAGATACAATGTCAAGACCTAGCCTATATAAAGAAAATCTTATGTGGAATTTAGATAGACCATGGATAAGGCAGTATTATCCATCTGATCAAATTAGCACAAATAAAAATTGTTTTGACAATGTTTTTAGATTTTATATGCCTTGGATTTTTGATGAAAATATTGAAGTTAGTATAAAACAAGCAGAAGATTCACCATTTTTTATTTTAGAGAGCAACGTAGTTTTTAAAAAAATACCTTTATCGACACAGGAAATAGAACCACCTTTTGTTCATTTTCAATTTAAAAAATATGGAAAACATATAATTGATAAGGATTACGGAAAAATAAAAAGATTGTCTCCTATGTATAACATAGTTTTTGAGGCAAATGATATAATTATAAAAGACATTAGGAGATTTTATGAACAAGGTTAGTTTTTATCCGTTTTCAGACAAAACAGAATCATTTGTACCAAAGCCAGAGCCAGCAATAAAATGCGTGCCAGAATGGTACAAAAAACAACCAGGATTTATTGGAGATGAGTTTAAAGAATATATTTCAAAAGGAAGTATGAGCAGCACCATAAAAAGATGCATGCCTATTTTTGATTTAATGACTGCTGGATATATATTTAAAGTTCCAATGGACATATATGTTAATACAACAAATCCAGAAAAAATAACATGGAGCGTTCCTAACGAATTAAAATTTTTGGGTAATGATATGATAGCAACACATACTCATGAACAGGTTTCTGAATATCCAGTAGATCTTGATATTTATCACAAACAAGTTTTTAGAATTTTGCCATTTTGGGCAATGATGACACCTAAAGGATATAGTACTCTTTTTACACACCCATATCATAGAGATCAGGTTCCTTTTAAGGCTTTTGAAGCAATTATAGATACAGACTATTTTGCATCAGATGGGCATTTATCGATGTACATTAAGAAAAACTTTGAAGGAATAATTAAACAAGGAACTCCGTTAGTTCAAGCAATTCCATTTAAAAGAGAGATGTGGGAATCAGATTTTATACCTCACATAGAAGCAAAAGGTGAAATCGAAAGACAAAGACTTTTGGTAAGAAGTGGTTTTAGAAATTCATATAAAGAAAAGTTTAGACAAAAAAAAGAATATAAGTGATGAGCGATTCATTAAAAATATCTTTTACTCCTGGCGGTGCACCAAATCATAGCAAGTCATTTATTGCACCAGAACCTGCAGTAAAACATGTTCCAGAATGGTATAAAAGTTTAGCAAAGCATGAGATATGGAATGATGAAAAATATTTAAGTCCAGTAAATAATATTGGTGGGGATGGTGCAAGAGTTGCTACTAAAATGTGCATGCCATTTTTTGATTCTTTGACTGCTGGATATTATTATTTATTGGAAGATGATTTGTTGGTAGAGTTAGATAAAAATGGAAAACCAAGATTATCTTGGGATAAAGATATAATGATTATGGATAAAAGACCAACAATAGACTTACCAGTACCAGACAATTGTCATCCAATACATTATGGTTGGAGAATGAATTGGTATTACGAAACGCCTCCAGGATATTCTGTATTGATTACACATCCGATGAATAGACATGATCTACCGTTTATAACTATGTCTGGTATTGTTGAATCAGATATTTGGGGATTACCAGTGTTTACTGCATTTTTTTTAAAAAGAGGTTTTCAAGGAATAATTAAAAAAGGAACTCCAGTTTTTCAAATGATACCTTTTAAAAGGGATAATTGGGAAATGGAGATAGATACTAGTCAAGAAAAATCTGATGATCATGAATTTAAAGCAGAGAACAGAAGATCTTTGCTTTATGGATATTATAAAAAAACTGCTTGGAGAAAAAAAATATTTGGAACCAAAGGTTTAAAAGAGGATTATGACGAATACTGATTTACCAAATCCAATTTTAGTAACAATATATTCTTATAAAAATAAAGATTTGAAAAAAGTTGTTTCTAATTTATTGGATATGTCTTCTAAAAAAAATAATATATTTGTAAAAGTTTTTGATCAAAGTCCTTTAACTAAATGGAATCAATTTGGTTTTTATAACGAACAACTAGAGGATAAATGGGAATATTACGATAATTTTAAAAATGTTAACTATACTCATATTTTTTGGGATAAAATAAAGAGTCCCTGTTATTATAAAAACGAAGTATTAAAAAGTTCAAACTATTCATATACTATGTTTATGTCAGACAATATATATTTAAGTCAAGACTGGGATGAATTTTTATTAAAAAATTTAAAAGGAAAGCATAATGTTATTACTGGAAAAAATAAAATTACTTTAAGTAATGAGGGACTGTTTTATTTAAAAAAAGAAGAAGAAATTATTGATAAAATAGAGCCAACATATTTTGTTAGTAGAGATTTAATATTTGGATATACAGAAACTTTGAAAAAGGTTGGTTATCCATGGTATATGAAATACTATGGAGAAGAAGAGGTCATGTCTATATTATATTTTGCTAATAATATAAAAATGTATGCGTGTCCAGATGATTTTTACGTAAAGGATTCTGAGGATACGATAAAAGACCTATACACCACATTTTCTAAATATCATAATTACAATCAGATGATAGATTTATTTAAAAAACAAAAAAATAAATATGACAATATTGACGAACCTTTAATGGGCGACATACCCTCTTTTTTTAGAATACATAACATAGATCTTGAAAAGTTAAACTATTTACCTTTTTTACTAGATGATGTTGAATATGATCCTGACTTATCTGTATACACAGATGTAGATTCAAAAAAGTTTATGACAAAAATAAGATATATCGACTAATGATATAATAGACTTAGAAAGGCAAAACTGTGCATAGAATTACCGTGGTAGAAAATTTTATTAGCCCTGAAGATGCTGCTACCTTAATAAAAGAACAGCACTACCCATCTCAAATTAACCCATATCCAGAATACTATAAAGAAAGATATGGTGGAACATCTCTACCGTATAACAAAATAGTGATGGACATATTAATAAAATATGGGCATAAGTCTAATGAGATGCATAGAGCATTAAATGGTTTTGTAAATCCAATCTATGTTTTTAAAGGTTTTGGTTCTCATTGGATCAAGGGAACAAGGGGTGGCCTGCATCTAGATGCTCAGGGTCCAGAGCCATTTATAGAATTTAGTACTGTTATATATTTAAATGAGGTTCCAGAATATCAGGGTGGTCAAATATTTTTTCCAAACCAAGATTTTGTTTACCAGCCTAAAAAATATTCTGCGGTATTTTTTCCAAGTTCTGGAACAGAATATATTCACGGAATTACAGAGGTAACAGAAGGTCATAGATATACTGCATTATATATGCATACATCTCTTCCCCAACATGCAGATCCAGATTTTTTAGGAGAAGATAAAAATCCAATATGGCAAGCACAAGAATATCCACTAGAAAGAGAGGCTGAAGAGCGTGAGTTCAATAGATTATGAGGTATTAGATTTAGGATTGGTATACTATAAAAACATTGTAAAAAATACCGAACAAATTATTAAAAATATAGAAGATTTAGATGAAAGATTTTTAAATAGCGATGATCAAACAAAGTCTAGAACAGTTGTTGAAAAATGGTTGCCTTGGGTAAACGAAAGTTCTAAAACAAAAGAAATTTTTTGCTGGCAAAAATTTATTCCCACTATGCCTCAAATATTAGACGAAGATGCATTTAGGGATGAACAAAGAAATATATCTAGTAGAATACATGGAGCAATTGACCAAGCACTATTTCATTATTCAACAAAACTATATCCCTTTGCATCAAGAAATATTAAAGCAAAAGAACAAACTACAAACTTACTGAGATATGACAAAACTGGTCATTTGCCACCACACCAAGATCAAGGAGTAAGCACTAGAGTATTATCTGTTTTATTGTATTTAAATGATGACTATGCAGGTGGAGAAATAACATTTAGACAATCTAATATAACTATAAAACCACAGGCTGGTAGTGTTTTATTTTTTCCTTCTAATTTTCTATATATTCATGAAGTTGCCCCAGTACTCAAAGGACCAAGATATGCAGTTCCTACCTGGTTTCATAATGTTCCATCAGACATGATAAGAAGTTCTACTGGACAAGAATAATATTATGTTTGACAAAGATAAACAATATATTGATGATAAAGAATACTTTGAATACTATGCTAATTATTTTCATAACAATTTTAATAATTTTTTAATATCAAAAACTGAGTGGGAAAATAAAGATTCAAGAATTTCTTATGTATTAAATAATGATAATTTTAGATCTGAAAATTTTATAAAAGATCATGACTCAAAGCATATTTTGTTTGCTGGATGTTCTAATACTTTTGGAACAGGTAATAGATATGAAGATGTTTGGAGTTATCTTTTATACAATAAAATTTTAACAAAAGAGTCTTGTAGTGGATATTTTAATCTTGGAGTAGAAGGTGCCACTATTTTTGAAATAATTGTAAATATATATAGATATATAAGAAAATTTTCTAAACCAGATGTAATATTTTTATTTTTACCAAATTTTGAAAGAGATCATGTATATATTAAAAACCCAAAAATATGGCTAAATGATTTTATTATTGAGCATTATAAACAACTAGAGGACTACTGTATTTCTAATAATATAACACTTATATCAAGTTCTTGGCTTATGCTTGGAAACGATAACTTTAAGTTGACTGATGATAATGGCATGATTGTTCCGTCGCAAGAAGATCCGTTTTTTGAATTAGGTATTCGTGATGCATTTGAAGGATTTAGCCTTTTAGAAAAAAATACAAGTACTTTTAAAAATATAAGAGTTGCAAAAATATATAAAGATGTTTATGATTTTAGTGTAAAAAATAAAGATGTAGATGGTTTAATGAAAACTATTGATGACAGCAATCATCACGGACTTGCTTTTCATTATGCATGGAGTGAATACTTTTACGAAAGGTATATAAATGAAAAAAATAATATATAAGATTAAGTTTTGGTTTTGGCTTAGAAAAAATAAAAAACATTTTAAAAAAAGAGATTTTATTTACTAATATGAATGATAATTTAGAAAGATATAAAGAAATAATTAAAAAACAAAAATTAGATAATCCTAAAAATTTTCAATATTTATTAACAAAAGATAGTGATATACTTGGACCATTTTTAAATTCAGATAAAAATTCAAATAACTATAAATATTATTTTAGTGATCCTTTTACAAAAGTTCATCATAGCCAAAAACATTTTTTGTTTGCAGGATGCTCTATTACAGCAGGTTGTGGGGTAGATAACATAAAAAATACTTGGTCCTATAAACTATATAACAATATTAGTCAAAAAGAAAAGTGTAGTGGATACTTTAACGTGAGTTTATCTGGTGGTTCACCAATAGAAATACTTTTAAATGTTTTTAAATATATTGCAAAATACTCTGATCCAAACTATATTTTTATTCTTTTTTCTAATTATGGTAGAGATTGGAACAAATTTAACATTAGTCAGGGGAATGGAGAAATAGTAGATATATTTTTGTATAATTTATATAGTATATTAGAAAACTATTGTAAAAATAAAAATATAAAACTAATTACAACCTCTTGGGTAGACACTACTCCAGGAGTAACGGATTTTATTTATTTAGACATAAAAGACTACGAAATTAAAATGCATAAAAGTATGCTAGATTCTTTTGATACATATTATCAAATAGATCATAAAAGATTTGCTAACAATACTTTTCAATATATAAAAGATGTTAAACCTTTTATGACAATTGTAGGAATTGATGGAAGTCATCCAAGCGAAGCAGCACACTATGCCTGGTATATGGAATTTTTAAATAGGATGGAGCAAGTCAATGCTAATAATGGGAATTAATGAAACAACTCATGATGCATCAATATCCTTAATTGAAAATGATAAAATTTTATTTGCTGCACATGCTGAAAGATATAGCAAAGTAAAAAATTCTTGGTTTAACAATATGGATATTATTAATGAGGCTTTGCAATATGGAGTACCTGACAAAATTGCATATTACGAAAAACCATTATTAAAAAAATATAGAATCTTTAGGCATGGTGGTTTTGGTGGAGACAAACCATTTTTTGAGTATACACATTTAAATAAAATACCTAGAAAAAATTTTTCACATCATTATTCTCATGCAGCAGCAGGTTATTATACGAGCAAATTTGATGATGCAGTAATAGTTGTATTAGACGCAATAGGAGAATTTACTACATCTAGTGTTTGGGTTGGCAAAGGAAGCAAAATTAGTCTATCTTATAAATTAAATTATCCATATAGTTTTGGTTTATTTTATTCTGCTTTTACACAATTACTTGGCTTAAAACCAAATGAAGAAGAATATATTATGATGGGTATGGCTGCATATGGAAACCATATAAAGTACGGAGAGATTGTAGAAAAGTATTTTCCAGCGGTATCAATACAAAAATATAACTTTCATAAAGGTATATATGATTGGAAATTTCCTGAATTAATTCAGCAAGATAAATTTGATATTGCTGCTGCAGTTCAACATGTATACGAAAAAAGACTTTTAGAGTTTATGAATATTGCTAAAAAACATACTGGAAAAAAGAATCTTGTTTTTATGGGTGGCTGTGCCTTGAATTGTTCTGCAAATACAAAGTTATGGGATATATTTGATGATATATGGATCATGCCTAATCCTGGAGATGCTGGTAGTTCCCTTGGTGCTGCCGCAGCATTATATGGAAAACATGTTAAATTTGAAACACCATATCTTGGATATGATTTAAATTTAAACCATAATTATCCAGTTTTTAGCATACTAGATAAATTAGTTAAAGATGGTATAGCACCAGTTGCATACGGAAGAGCAGAGTACGGACCAAGAGCATTAGGAAATAGAAGTATTCTTGCAGATCCTAGAGACAAGAATATAAAAGATAAAGTTAATTTAATTAAAAAAAGAGAGTTGTTTAGACCATTTGCACCAGTAGTTATGGAGGAATATGCTAAACAGTGGTTTGATATGGACTTCACTAGCCCATACATGCAGTATGCCGTTAAGTGTTTAAAGCCAGACTTAATTCCTGCTGTTGTACACGAAGACGGTACATCAAGAGTTCAAACTGTTAATAAAAATCAACATCCAGGTTTATATGATTTGCTAGGAAGATGGAAAAAAATGTCTGGGGTTCCAGTATTACTTAATACTAGTTTAAATATTAAAGGTCAACCATTGCTAAATGATGAGAGTGATATAATTAATTGGCAAAAAGAATATGGATCGGAAATAATATCGTGAATAAAAAAATATTTGTATCAATACCAGCATGGGAAGATACGCATTTAGTAGAAACAATGGAACACCTTTTAGATACTGCATATTATCCAGAAAATATAGTATTTGGTCTTGGTTTAAATTATGAAAAAGAGCCAGATTTTTCTAAGTTTGATAATATTATAAAAATAGTTAGAGATAGAGATATAGCAGAAGGTATGCCAGGAATAGTTGGCATTAGAGAGGCTATAAGGGGTCTAATAGAAGACGAGCAGTACTTTTTAGGTATAGATGCTCATGCAGATTTTGAACTTAATTGGGACACTACTTTAATAGATGACATAGAAGAATTAACAAAAAATAATGAAAAAAGAATTATATCTAGACAGGCTACAGCAATAGTTCAAGAAAGAAAAAATTGGAAAACTAAATGGTTTTTAAGTGGTAATTTTGATGAATTAGATATACATGGAGAGATAGTAGAATTTGATTTTATACCAAACAAAGACAAGGTTAATGATAAGTATTTTAAAAACTATTATATATCCTGCAATTTCATTTTTGCAAAGTGCTCTGATATTAAAGCAATACAATTTCCTGGATACCATAGATTTCCTTTTGAAGAACCAGAACAATCCATTGCAGTATATTGTCAGGGATATGATGTTGTTGCCCCATATGCAGATGCAATAGTTCATTATGCAGGAAATGATGTTAAGTATTCGTTTCCATATGATGAAAAGTGGTGGAAGTTTGTTGGAACGGATCGAAACAATCCAAATCACTGGTCTAGAATATGGATTTTTGACGACGAAGAAATGACTAAAGAAGTTAAAAAATTAATGATAATGGGCAAAAATAAATATTTTAATTTTTTAAATTATAAAAGAAGTATTGTAGATTTTTATAATGAAATAGGCATGGAACAAGAATATTGGAACATAAGAAGATCAGTATTAAACAGTAAAACATATTCTTGATATGAACAAGGTTAAATTTGGATTTATAGGTGCAGGATTGATTGCTAAAACTGCACTAGCACCAGCAATTAAAAACTCACATATTGCTGATCTGTATATTGTTGCCAGTAGAGATATTGATAGAGCGATAGATTTGCATCCGACAAAAGAAACTACAAATAGTTATGAATATTTAATAAATAATCCAAAAGTAGAAGCAGTTTATATTTCATTGCCAAATTCTTTACATATTCCATGGTCAATAAAAGCAATGCAAGCAGGTAAACATGTTTTGTGTGAAAAACCAATAGCAATGAATGCTCAAGAACTAAAGGAAGCAATCAAGGTTTCTGAATCAACAGGAAAATTGCTAATGGAAGCAAGTTGGAATAGATGGCACCCTAGAACTGTAAGAATCAAACAACTTGTTGATTCTGGAGTTATTGGCAAAATAACCGAAATTGATGCAAGATGTACGTATGCTGGACTAATAGATAAAAATAAAATTAGAACGAGTCCAGAACTAGGTGGTGGAAGTCTTTACGATTTAGGACCTTATTCCACAGTTGCTCCAATGTGGATTACCGATTTTGCACCTATTAAAGATATTTCAACTGAAGTGACTTGGCATCCAGGTGGATGTGATGAAACTTTAAAAACTTCCTACACAATTGGTGATGTCAAAGCAACAACATTGACTTCAATGAATATTGATTTTGTAGATAAACTGAGCATAAAAGGTACAGATGGAGAAATTTACACTAATGACAATGATGCTTTTTTTTCATACAATAAGAATAGTTCATTGACTATTAAAAATAAATATGATAAAATTATTATAGAAGAATTTGCACCATGCAATCCGTATCAATTGATGCTAGATTCATTTGCAAAGGCAATAAGAGGCGAAGATTCTTGGTTAATGCCTTTATCTGAATCTCTTAAATTTGCACAACTTTTTGATCAAATAAGGGAGATAATAAATGAAAAAAAATAATGAAACCGTTAAAAAAAGTTTGACAAAAACACTTAGTTGGGAAACAGTTCATTTAGTAGTTATTGCTGGTGTTATATATGTGTTTACTGGTGAATGGGAATATGCTAGTTTTGGTGCATTATTTTATATTGCATGGGAAGCATTTGCATATTTTATACACGAAAGACTTTGGGCTAGATTTGGAAAGAAATAATATTTATGCCAACATATGATTATATATGCAAATCTTGTGGAATAGAATATTCAAAATTTAGAAATATTTTAGACCCAGATCCTGGCTATAAATGTGAGAAGTGTTTGTTAAGTTTGACAAGAAAATATTTAGTAAATAATATTTTTAATGGATCTGGATTTTATTCAACAGACAAAAGGCTTGACAAAAAACCATAAAAATTATATAATATAAGTTAACTACTAAACAAAGGTATAATTGTATTATGAAACAATCTATAGTAATTGATAAGCCAAGAGTATTGACATTACAGGACAGGTGTGATAGGTGTAGTGCACAGGCATTTGTCAAGGTTGAAGGACACAATGGAGACCTTTTGTTTTGTGGCCATCACTATAATAAGGCCATGGATAATGCAGTTGGATATGATAATTTAATGAAATTTGCAATAACAATTATTGACGAACGTGATAGAATAGAATAAAAGAAAGGATTTTATGTCAAAACAAATTATACAATTATTTGGATTAGATCCAAAAACAAGAAACGAAATTGGTCTTTTATTAAGAGATGAACTCGATGCATTTTACTGTGTTGATAGAATTTTGCCCACAGCCAGCACTGAGTCTCCATATGCTAGATGGCTTAGAACTATAGGAAGTGTGGCTTTTAGAAATAATGTAAAGATATACGTACCAAGTGGTTATTTTCCTACAAAAGAAGCACGTAATCAATTTGCAGATGGTCAATCAAGGTTATTTGATGAAGATGCAAAAATAGATGTAGATATAGATGTATTTACTGTTTGGGTTGATACTATAAAGGTAGAAGATTCTGTTATTCCAGAACCACCTATGAATGCTCCCTCTGATTTTAAATGGGAAGAACCAGATGAAAGCGAGTACGATTTAAGAATTACTATTGAAGATGGAGATGCTAGATCTATGTTTGGTAAAATTCTTGAAGTATGGAAAAATAGATGATTATAGTTTTTATGGGTTTGCCAGGAAGTGGGGCAACTCAAATTGCTGATGCCGTAAAAGATAGAATTAATGGTTTGCATTTAGATAAAGAAAGATATACAAATGTTTTTAGTGGTATATCAGAAATGCAATATTATTATAAACTTGGTATATTGGCAAGAACATTAGAGCAAACACAGGATAAGCCAGTTATTGTTGATTCTGTATTTAACTTAGAACAACATAGACAAGTTTTTGGAAAAGCAGATATAGTGATTTGGGTAGATACTGTAAAAAATTTAAATAATCTTGCATGGGAAGATCCAAAAAGATTTGATCATAAAATAGATATTGTTGGAGATGAGCATTCAGATGCCCTTCCAACAAGAGCAATTAACGTAGTAAGAAAGTTTAATCTTTTTGATTGGAAAATAGACACAGCGTTGATGGTTAATAGATATCAACCTTGGCATAAAACAAATATAGAAGATTATAATAATGCTAGTAAAAAGGCTTCTCAAGTAGTTATTGGAGTAAAACATGTATCTGGCATGACTGAAAACGATTTGTTGCATTTTGATCAAATATCTAGATTGATTAGCAAAGATATTTCTAATGCAAAAATAATAAAATTGCCTAATATCACAAACATAGTTTATAATGATAACAGCGATTTTGATATAAATAAAATAGGAGATTAAATGGGAAAGCATCACGATAAAATTTTAAAGGCTTTGGAAAAAAGACGTGCAGGTGTGCCAAATAAGGGTGGATTTCATATGCCTGGAAGTATGAACAAAAAAAAGACAGGATATAGAGGAGCAAAAGCAAATGGCAATAAATAAAAAAATATTAACTGGTTTGGTAGTAGCACTTATTTGTACTTCTATTCCATCACATGCTGCAGACTCAAAATATAAGGATGCGTTGTCAGCATTAAATACTTTAAAAGTACAAGAAGAAAAACGTACTGGATATAAGAGAGAAAGTTTTAAACATTGGATTGGAACTGGAAATGGTTGTGATGCAAGAAAATCAGTAATTATTTCTGAAGCAATCGTAAAGCCATCAGTTGATAAAAAATGTTCAATTGTTGGAGGAGAATGGCTAAGTATTTATGATAGCACAAAAGTAACTGATGCTAAAAAATTGGATGTAGATCATATGGTCCCTTTGGCAGAAGCATGGGATTCAGGTGCTAATACTTGGGATGCTAAAAAGAGAGAATTGTATGCTAATGATCAAATTGATTCAAGACATTTGATTGCTGTTACTGGTTCATCAAATAGAAGTAAGTCAGATCAAGATCCAGCAGAATGGTTGCCAACAAATAAAGCATATGTATGCGAATATCTTGTTAATTGGATATCAATTAAAGTTAGATGGTCTTTATCTATAGACAAAAAAGAAAAAGATGCAATTGCAAATGGTTTAAAACCTTGCAAAAAAACTTCCTTTACAGTAAATACAATTAAATAAGGTAGTTTATGCAACAAGAAGAAAACGATTTTATAGAAAGACTTATTCTTGCTGGAGCACTAGAAGTGTCTGGTATAGATATGGAAACTGGAGAGCCATTATATAATTTTACAGAAAAATTAAAAGATGTTAATCCAGACTTACATAGCGAAGTGTCAACATATTTTAGTAGAGAAACTATGGCATTGTGGCAATATGGATTTATTAGTATGGATATTACAATGCCAAATCCATTAATTAAAGTAACTCCAAAAGCATTTGACAAACAAGAGGTTGATAAATTAGATCCACAACATCAATATAGTTTAAAAGAAATTATTAGAATTATAATGTCTGAAAATGATTAATTTTGTATTAGGTTTTATTTTTAGTATTGTGCTTATTTCTATAATAATTACTAGTATTTTGTATAAGGGTAAAACTGTGAATTCCATTTTTTCTATTAAATATAGTCAAACAGATATTCATAGACTAATAAAACCATTGCTTCCACTAACCAATACCAATATAACTTCTGTAACAAAAAGACAGTCTTTGAACCATATTAATCAAAATACAATGAAAGTCATCATAACTAAAGGCATGGCCTATTGGATTTTTGATAATCAATTTTATACTGCTAAGGTAGTAGATGGAGAAATTGACAAAGAAAATGCTCAAATAGTTGACACAATGGGTATGGATAAGGTAGAATTAGATAAGATGCTGTTTATAATAGACCAACTTAGAAAAGGATCGTAGATTGAAAGTTGTAGTACAGGGCACTAAGTCCTTTGAGGACTATAATATTTTTATTAGAGCCATGGGAGTAATTATGTCTTCTATGCCACAAGATGATTCAAAAATATTATTATATAGTGTTGGTCCAGCAAAAATAAATTCTATGGTTTCCGAATTTTCTAATTTATCAGAAAGAGGATTAAAGGCAAGGGGTAAAAAAATAAAGTTTTTTAAAGTCGCTCCTTCTTGGGTAAAAGAAAATATAAATGAATTTGATCATTTTATCTATCTTTCTACTCCAAATGATTCAAAGTCGTCTTTAATATTAGAAGCAGAAAACAAAGAACTTGATGTTCAAATATTTAGGTACTAGAAAGGAACAAATGTTACAACACAAACATATATTAATAAATGCAAAAGTAGAAAATCCAATTAAAAATACAGAAGATGCTGTTCAATTTTTAACTAGATTGGTGTATGCAGTACAAATGAAAATTGTAAAAGGACCTTATGCATCTTATGTTGAAGCAGAGGGAAATCGTGGAGTTACTGCAGCAGTTATGATTGAAACTAGTCATATTGCTTTTCATATTTGGGATGAAAAAGATCCAGCATTGTTGCAGTTTGATTTATATACATGTGGTGAACTAGACGAAGACATAGTATTGCAACATATAGATAGTGCAATGTCCATAAAATCTATGGACTGGGTTTTGTTTGATAGAGAACAAGGCTTTAAGGTATTAAAGACTGGACAAAAATGATTATAAGAGATTTGTATCAAATGGAAAAAATAGTTTCATATAATAAAAAACTATCTTGGGATGGTTGGAATGTTGTAGAATTAATACATTCCGACAAAGGAAGATTATCTCCTATTGGTGCTTTTATAAAAGGGCAATGGTATATTAAAAAAGTTTTCTCACCATCGAGAGATGGATGGGACATTCCTAAAAAATATGTAGGTTAATATGAAAAAATATGCATGGAAAGATAAAGCATCTTGCTATAAGTTTGATACTAATATATTTTTTGAAAAATATGAAGAAGACTTATTGTTAAGACCAGCAATTGACAAATTATGTTCTGAATGTCCAGTAATGAAAGAATGCTTTTCTATTGGTATAACACAAAAAGAGTGGGGAGTTTGGGGAGGAATTTACTTAGAGCAAGGAGAAATCTCTAGAGAATTTAATAACCATAAAAACAAATCCACATGGGCAAATATTTGGCAAACATTGACTATGGGTTCATAATGTATACTGATCAAATGAAAAGAGCATTTAGGTCTATAAATGCACCCAAAAATTTTGGTGTAGAAATATTTGATAATGATAATTTTATATCAGTTAAAATAGACTCTAAAAAATTAATAAAACTAAATCATGATGAAAAAATAGAAGCAGTGCAATATATATTTAAAGTAAAAAAGGCATTAGAACAAAATGGTGCAATAGTTTTATTAACAAGAGAGGCGATTGATGAAAGATAATATTATAATATTTATAACAATATTATTTTTGTCAACAATGTTTTTTATTGTATTGCTACAAAACTTTTGGTTAAGGATACGCAATATAGACTTAACTATTGCTTTGTTTAAAAATCAAATGGACCATACAACTCAAGCAGAATTTTTAATTAATAAAATAGAAGAATTAAAACTAAATACTGAAAAAGAATCTCAAGAAGGATTTGTTAATTTTCTTAATCAATCTAGAGATTGGGCTTTTGATTACATAGATTTAGTTCAAAAAACGATCAAAGAGTTTATTGATGTTGCGGACAGAAAAATGAATTATGCTGAAAAATATCACGATATCGATCCATGGCAAGAGCCTCTGGTACAATTGATTGAGCCGTATAAAAAAATAAAGGCATTACTACCTGAAGAGGAGCAAAAAGATGCGTCTAAAAGACAAGCATGATTTAGCATGGACAGCATTTCGTGTATGTGAAGAATTTTCGTGCAACTTAGAGGCAACCAAAGTTTATAGTGATTACGAAAGAGAAATAAATCTTTGTGATGGTCATATGAGTAGACTTAAAACAGAAATATACTTACCTTGAATCAAAAAGTAAACTTTATTCCATCTAGTTATGATGCTGAGGCTATGCTTCCACATCCAAAACCATCCAGAAACTATTTAGCACAATGGTTTAAAGATATGCCAACATTACAAAAAACAATTAATGGAAGAAGTGAAGATGGTACTGCAAAAAAATGCCCACCTTTTATTGATGCATTAACTTCTGGATATACACAAGAACTAATTTGTGATGTAGAAATATATAATTCTGGAATTAATCCAAATACTGGAGAAGATATTGTTAATTATAAATGGGCAGGACCAATAAAACCAATGTCAACTAGAGCACAGGATACTAATTCAAAAAGAGTATTTCCAGATTTTAGTGGATACTATACTACTGAGTTTCATTGGATAACACAATGGGAGCCTCAAACTCCAGCAGGATACAGTACATTGTATTATCATCCAGCAAATAGATTAGACTTGCCATTCTTTACAATGAGTGGTATTATAGATACAGACAAATGGTCAGTTAATGGCCCAATACCATTTATGGTAAAGCGAGGTTTTGAAGGTTTGATACCTGCAGGAACACCAATATATCAAATGATTTTTATTAAAAGAGAAGACTGGAATTCTCAAGCACTTGAATTTAACGATAAAGCATTTAGAAAAATGTCTTATGGAATTAAAAAGGTAATGGAAAATGGATACAAAAAAAATTTTTGGTCAAGAAAAAATTATTCATAGGTTTTGAATACAGAAGTGTATTCAAATAAATAAAAAATAGGAGAAATAAAAAATGAGTCAACAATTAAAGGCTGCTCTTGCTTCTTATGCAAGATCAGTGTTGGGTGCTGCATTAGCACTTTATATGACTGGCGTAACAGATCCAAAAGATTTAGCATACGCTTTAGTAGCAGCAATTGCACCAGTTGCACTACGTGCAATTAATCCAAACGATACAGCATTTGGAAGACTTCCAGATGTAGTAGAATTTGAAGCAGCAGCAAAGTCTGCAAAAAAGCCTGCTAAGAAAAAATAAACAGGTGTAATGGGGACAGGCAGTTTTAATTAATTGCCTGTCTCATTATTAAATAAAACACCAAGTGCACTGCCAGCATATGGCAAATCTTTATCAAGAATATTGTCTTCAACATCAAATCTAAACCACGTTAACATAGTATATCTATCTCCCTTTTCTACACCAGTAACACCATGTCTAAATCTTCCTGGAAACATTATTAAATCTCCTGCATTTGGCTTAATTTCTTTATTAAACTTTGGAAAAAATATTTTTCCTCCAGAATAATCGTCATTGAGATAGCAAATTACTGCTAGGTTGTATCTATAGTATCCATCATGCATTGCTGGAGATCCGTCTGGTCTTTCGCAATCAGAATGAACTGGAAGTGGTTCTCCAGGAGAAACGTTCCAATTTACTAAGTGTGTTGGAATATATGCTTTATCTTTAAACTTTACATCGTATTTTTCTGTATAGTACTGATATACTTTGTTATATATCTCTTTTTCAGTATTTGTAAGTATTTCAACAACCTTATAGTTATCTATATTTTCTTTTAGTATAGAACCTTTTTTATTATATTTTTGTATAAAATCATTTAGAAGATTAAGGTTTTCTTTTGATATAAAGTTAGGTATTATTACTATTCTATCCTCAAAATATCCTATTTTATCAAACTGTTCTATATATTTTTCATAAACCATATAACGATTATATCACTAAGAAGTGGTATAATATTCTTATGCCATATCATGTTGGAGCAAAAGGTTCATACGGATGTAAAGGGTACCCTGCCCTAAAAGACGACGGTACAGTCATGGGCTGTCATAAAACAGCAAAAGAAGCAGCAGCACAAATTTATGCAATTAATCGTTCTGAAGGCAACATAGGAAAAGCCATGGTTAAAGAAGGCGATATGGTTATGGCACCACATGAAGAAGAAATGTATGTTGGTCGTGTGGTTCACGTAATGACAGAAGGAATGCTTGGTATGCCAGGATCTGAATATTCTCTTGAAGCATCTGCAGAAGAACCTGCTATCCTAATTCAGTTGTTTGAAATGGAAGAGGGCGAACTTGAAGAAACAGAGTATTTTGTTGGTGCAAAAGCAAAAGATGTAATGATTTTACCTAACATAGAAAGTAATGAAACTATGGATAAAAATATATCTGAAGAACAAAAAAATAATGTAAAAAAAGAATATGAGGGTTGTGGATGTCCAACATGTAAAGAATTAAATGTAACGTGTGAAGAATGTCCAGTATGTCAAGCGGGAGAATCAAAAAGCGATTGTGGTTGTGGTAGTTTAAATAAAAAAGCACCATGTTGGGATGGATATGTGCAACGTGGAATGAAACCAGGAAAAAATGGTCAGATGGTTCCTAATTGTGTACCTGCAAAAAAAGCAGATGATCTTTGGGAAGATGATGACACTGTGGTTTATGAAACAGATGAATTGTCAAAAGCAGAAGGATATTCTCCACCTGCAGGTGCAAGGGCAGCAGCACGTAAAGCAATTAGATTTAAAGAACAAGGCAAAGCAAAAGGTGCTGGAACATCAGTTGGTTGGACTCGTGCAGGACAATTAGCAAGAGGAGAATCACTATCTTTAAGCACAGTTAAAAGAATGTATTCTTATTTTTCACGTCATGAAGTAGATAAAAAAGGTAAAGACTGGGGCAATCAAGCAAACCCTTCTAATGGATACATCATGTGGTTAGCATGGGGTGGAGATGCTGGTTTTGCATGGTCTAGAAGAATTGTTAATGCTGAAAAAGACAAGGCATTGTTTGCAGATTTTGGAAAAGATTATACTAAATCGAATAGAATAGTTTTGTAATGGCAAATAATAGACTTAGAAAAAATAGAAAGAAAAAATATTCTTTTAATCCTTTTCAAATAGTTGATGGATGGAATGTTAGATTAAGAAAAGATGGAACTGTAAAAGAACGTATATCAAAATACAAGGCAAACCATAAAGAAAGTCAATAAAGTGTATAAAATAGATGAAAGATATTTTAGACCTCAAGTAAAAAAAATAGACAACATTACAACAAAACTAGGAATAGACACAAAAAATATTGGAATATTTGAAAATTTTTTATCAGAAGAAGAAGTTAGTATCATATTGAATGAATGTAAAAAGCATGAGCCAGAATATGATACCCATCATACACATGGAAAAGGTTTGTCATACTTACAGATAGATAATGAAATACTAAAAAACTTTGCACATCATATAACTCCGTTAATAGCAGAAAATGCTACAAAATTTTATAATATGAATCAAATAACAGATATAGATTTACACTATGCTTTTCATCCATCAGGAACTTATTTAGATCCACATACAGATGTAATAGGATGGGTACAAGAATTTGATGAAGAAAATGATTATAAAACTCAAGAAAAATATTTTCCATATTTTTGGAGTGGTCATCTTGCAAATATTTTATATTTAAATGATGACTTTGAAGGTGGAGAGTTATTTTTTCCAGACTTTGACTTTAAAATAAAACCAAAGCCAGGCATGCTAGTATCTTTTCCTGGTAACACACACTACTTACATGGAGTTACAAAAACAAATGGTAATACTAGATATTCATGCAGTTTGTGGACCAAGTTTGAAGATTTTGATAACACTATATAGTATAAAATTCATGAGTAAAATCTAAAGGTAAATGTTCAAAAGATCTTGAATTAAAAATAAAATCAAATAACTGACTCTTATCACCCTTTAATACCCATGAACCACCACCCCAAGACAGATCGTATATTAAATTCATATTGTTTTTTTGTGCATAGTTTATAACATATGATAAAACTTTTGCAGAATAATCATTAGAATGAGCATTCATTATTAAAAACTTATTATTATTGTAATCTACCGCACTAACAGTTACATTTGAATTTTCTGGCTTCATCCAAAGCGGCACATCTTCATATTTTAGCCACATACATTGGTAAGATTTACAAGGGTGTTCTGGTCTATCACTATATATACTACAATTCTTATTTGTTATATCTAAAAAATAACATGGTTTTTTATTTCCATAAGGGTGTCCATATATAACCCCTCCAACAGTTGTTCCATCACAGCATTTTGTACAGGTTCCACATTGTTTTGACATTGTAAATAAGTATATCAGAGAAATAAAAATGAGCAGTTTACAGACATGCTCAGGTCCCTCTAGTTAAAAAATAACTATGAGTCTATTTTACCTCAATTTGTTTAGGTTTTTTATCTTCAGGCAAAATTCTTTCAATTTTTATAGTTAAAAGACCATCCTGAAGTTCTGCATTAGTTACTTCCATATATTCACCCAATGCAAAAATGCGGGTAAATTTACGAGAACTAATACCTTTATAAACAGTAGTGGTTGATTCATCGCTAGTGTTTGATTGTTTATCACCTTTAATGATCAAAGAACCATTATCTACAGTTACATCGATATCTTCTTTAGAGAAGCCAGCCAAGGCAATATCAATTTCATATGTATCATCGTCTATTTTGACAATATCATATGGTGGATATCCGCTACTATTGGTTTGTACTTTTCTAAAACGCTCTAACTCACGGTTAAAGCCAACAAAAAAAGGATCTTGAAAAAGATCCAATACAGATGTTACCATTTTTTCTCCTTTTCAGCGAGTGTTATTTGCCCCTCTTTTGAGCAGGCATAATAATTATATCATATTAGATATTATTTAACAAATCTTTATAGCCATCTATAGTCCCAGCATCAAAATAAGTTCCTTCTACTTCAAAAGCATATATATCATTTAATCTTTCTGCTATTAGGTACTCTAGATCTATTCCTATATGCATATTAAATTTATTTAAATTATTTAATATCATACTATCTAATGCCATAGCACCCCACATATGCAAATAATCACAATCTTGTATTTTTTCTTTAATATCTAATATAGAATTTTTTACTAATTCAACCTGTCCGACTTTTCCCTTTAATCCATCGTGTAATGGCCAACATGCTACAGAAACAAGCATATCTTGTATTGAACTTGAAAGTTTTATATAAGGGTTTTCTCCTTTAAAATATGTATCAGGCATTCCAATTACATATTTTTCTGCTGGATATTCTTTTGCCATACTAATTAGTGCATCATTCATAGTAGATGGTTCTATTACTACAATCTCTACTTTATTTAAATTAAAAGAATTTACTAATTCATACCATCTACTAGTTGTACTTACAATTATTTTATCAACATAAAAACTCATTTGATGAACATGTCTTTCTAGCAAAGAGGTATTATCAATATCACATGGCAATGCAAACTTTGGCAAGCCATTCATCCTAGATGCTTTTCCAGATGCTGGCAACAAACCTAAAATACTCACTCTAACCCCATTGACTTTCTTAATGAAATTATTTCTAATGCTGCTTCATCAGTTTGACTAAGAGTTCCTGGATCTATGTATTGTAATACGGTTACTGCACCCCAATGCTGAACTTTTACCTTTTTTTGCCATGCTATCAAAAAGAAAGCCCAGTCTGCTATTATATAGTCTGGATATTGTCCAAGTTTTTCCCATAAAGATTTTCGTATAGGACTATTATGAAATACTCTATGATCCTCAAAACCTTCTGCTAAAGAGTGCCAACTTACTGTTTTTGAAAGTAATTTATTAAATTTATTAAAATCTTTTTCTTCTTTTTCTACAAAAATATTATCTTGCGTTACTTCTCTAGAGGCCAATACTATATCAACTTCTGGTCTAACTATTTTTTGAAAATCTAATGCATTTGCATATAAAAAATCATCAAGTCCCGCAGGGATAAACCATTCAGAACTAGTTGCTGAAATTGCTGTGTTAGCCATTTTTGCATAATTTCTATCATAGCATTCAACTAATTTAATATTAAAGTCTTTATGCTTTAATAACTGTTGAACTCCAGTATCATCTTCTGGATGATGTGCTATAACTATTTCATCTGGCTTTATTCTTATTTTTTCTATAAATGACCACCATCTAGGAACAACCACTTTATATTTATTTCCCCAAGCCACTGATACTATTGATGTAGAGTTCATATGCTACAATTATAGCATGCAAGAATTTAGAGGAGAAAATAGTAGATTTGAATATATTGATCCATCAAAATTAACTAATGCAAAGTTGTTTTCAGATAGATTTGATGAAAATGTTTTATCTATATTACCTAATACTGGATCTTATTTAGAATTGGGTGCAGGTGGTGGAGATTATTCAAAATGGTTACTAGATAGAAAGAATTTTGATTCTTCTTATTTGTTAGATTTTTTTGATCAACCATGTGCAAGATACGGTAGATGGACTGCTGAGAATCATGAACAATATGTTAAGGATTTATTTAAAGATAAAAATGTTAAAACTATTGCTGGAGATATAAATGATACAATAAAAACTTTAGACAGAAAGTTTGATTATATTTATATAGATGCATCTCAAGACTATGAATCAGTATATAATTATTTATTAGAATGCGATAAAGTTATTAATCAGGGTGGAGTTATAGGGATAAACGATTATACATTTTGGAGTTATTTTGAACAGATAGAATATGAGTGCGTTGAGGCAGTAAATTATTTTTTAAATCATAGCAATTGGTATGTTGTTGGTTACTCTCTTGGTTATTGTGGATATTCAGACATATACATAAAAAAGGATTAATTTTTATGTATGATATAATTACGTTATAGGGAAAGGTATTTGAATGGATCCTATTAAATTAGCCAATGCAAAAATAAATATTACCCAAAGTCGCAGAGGTAATAATTACAAACACGAACAACCAGCACCAGGAATACACATATATAATAATGTTTGGCCAGGTGGATTAGATTATATTAAAAAACTAGATGATGAGGGTAGATTTGTTAGAGAAGATTATATATATGATTCAGATGGAAATGCAATTTCAAAAGATGTTGGTAAAAAGGGTGTAAGTACCTGGATTACTTTTGAAGAACCAGAAAAAGATTTAGAATTATGTCAAATTTTTGAAGAATTAGTTGACTCTTATTTATGGCATTATGATTTAGATCCACAGAGTAGAGAGTATTGGAGAATAAGTAAGTACACTGAAGGAGATTATTTTGGAATGCATCCAGATGATTCATACGGAACCCCTAGAACAGTTGCTATGGTTTATTATCCAAATGATGATTACGAAGGTGGAGAATTAGAATTTATACATTTTGGAGTTAAAGTTAAACCAAAAGCAAATCAGTTATTTTTGTTTCCAGCATCATATGTTTATGAACACAAAATACATGATATAGGTCCTGGAAATCCAAGGTATACAATAGTTGCATTCTTTTCTAATATTACACAAAGAGAATTAGATGCTAGATTAGAAAAAATTCCTTTTCCATATAAAGCAAATTTACAATATATCAAAGATTTAAACAAAGATTATCACACAAAATGAATAGATTTGTAGATGTTTTAGGTAATGATATCAATCTTATAAAAACTAAAGAAAACTTTATGGAGCCTAAAGATCATAAAGCAATGTTAGATTTTTTAGATTGGGTATCCTCAACTCAACCACAAAATGGACAACACATACAAGACGAAATTGACAGAGTAATTACGCCTGAGATTATTGAGATACAAAACAAATATAATAAAAAAATTATTGAAACTGCCACCGAATTATACAATTTGGAATTTATAGATGATGATACACACCTACTGGGTGCAACAATAGCAACTCCAGGAGCCGTAACACATGTTCATACTGATATCATAGAAGGATTAAATAGAGAGAAGCCAGAAGATAAAGAGTATCCAGATTGGAAAAATGCTTGGGACGGATACTTATCTTGTAATATATATATAAATGATAATTATTCTGGTGGTCAAGTATATTTTCCAGAAAGAAATTATGAGTTCAAACCAAAGGCTAACTCTTTAGTAATGTGGGCTGGAAATAAAAATTTTGTTCATGGAGTTAAAGACCCAATTGACAATAATAGGTATAATGTTTACAGATCAATTAAATTTAAAGATTTTGAAAAATATAATTCTATTCTCTAAGAAAATCGCTTATAACTAATACTATTTTTGCGTATTCTCTTATATTATTTAATTCTTCTCTATGTGCTATTTTATCTACCCAATCAGTTATATACATTTCTTCATTAGAAGTCATATCAACACATACTGTTACTTTTTTATTTTTACCATTATTAAACTTAAATTTAGTATCTATTAATTCTAATATGTCTTTAAGTCTATTTGGCCAAATTGGTACTACTAAAGGAGTGTCTTGATCTTTAAAATATTCTATAGTTTTTTCTGGATAAGTCATATTTGATGATATTACAAAATCTCCATTAGTTAATCCACTTGCAACAAATGCTGAGACATGACAGTTTGGTCCAGGATAAACTGTATACTTTATATTTTGTTTAATACATTCTTGAATAAATTGATTTCCAGGATCTGCAATTCCTACTTGTCCTTCTCCAGCAACAAGTAAAACATTTCTTCCCATCTTTAAATCTTCTACACACTCTCTCAATTGGTATTCATCTGCAAACATAGTGTTCGTGCTTTTTAATATTCTTATGTCGTATTCGTTTCTATTCATACCATAAAACTCTATAACATCATATAAATTATCTGGCATGTAATCAGTATATATAACTTTAGTTTCACGAATTGCATCTATCATTCTAAAACTCATATCTTGAAGATGTCCAATGTGCATTGAACCTACTATCAACATGCCAGACATTTATTATTCCTTTTCTATTTATCTAATATTGTTTGTGGATCTAAATCTTTACCAGCAGACCAACGAATGTTGTCTCTCATTTCAAAATGTAAATGAGGACCACTTGAATTACCAGTATTTCCTGATAATCCAATTAATTGACCTTTTGTTACTTTATCTCCAGGTTTTACATTTAGTTTAGAAAGATGTGCATAAATTACCCATCCTCCGTCAACCTTTTGTACTGCTTGAGTTCCATATGATTTTCCCCAGTTTGCTGGTTCAATTTTTCCATCTGCAACTGCAATAACTTCTGTTCCAGTTTTGACTGCGAAGTCGACACCAGTGTGATACCCTTTTGACCACATTTTGCCAAGTTTTTTATAAGGCGTAGTAATCTTTCCATCTTTAATAGGTAAGCCCATTTCTTATCTCCTCCTGGATAGCATACTATCCAATACGATTATATCGTAGTTTTACCATTTAAAATTACAGCATTTACATTCATGTGTAAACTGTAATTCTTTGTATAATTCTGGATTAATACATCTATTGCAGAAATAGGAGATGTCCATTTTATTGGTTTCTCCAGAGTTTGGATCACTTTGATATGCTACATTTTCAGTAACAATTGTTGAACCTTTATCTGCTGATTGTTTTACATGCCAAACATAATTTCCGAAATCTCTGATTACAAAATCTCTTCTTGTTTGTCCATCATTATTTTCATACCATTCGCTGATATGTGCTACTCCTTGATCAAATGACATAGAGTACCTTTCTCTTAAGATTTAATTATAGCATAGTGCGATATAATTTATATATGCATAGAGGTCCAGCCCTGCTATATTTAATATACCATGAAAAAATGGGGGCATTTAAAGTAGGAATAAATGATATAAGTAATACTAGATACTCTAGACATAGACATAATGGCTGGAAGATGGTAGACTATTGGTATTTTGATAGCATAATGATAGCACGTAAGGTAGAAAGAATAGTATTATCAAGGATGAAAGATAAAATAAAGAGTGAAGGTTTTGTAGATAAAAAGGATATGCCTCAAGGTGGTTATACAGAAACATTTGATGCTAAAAAAATGACATCAACACAGGCTAAGATTATTATTAATAAGGTTATTAGAAATTTATTATAAATTATGCAATTTGATTAACAGTTAAGATAACCGATGGAACTGCTGGATGTGCTCCTGCTGCCAAGAAATCTAGTCCAACTGATGTATTGTTAGATGACCACATTATTTCAAAATAATCATTTGCATTTGCTGTTACAAAAAAGTTCCATGATGCAACTACGTATGGTGAGTTTGTATTTACAGCAACTCTGGTATTTGTCCAGTCAATATCAGTACCATTTTTTGAAAGCCATATATTAACTTCTGAACTGTTACCTCCACCACCATTATTATGTAGTTGTGCAGAAAACTGTATATTATATATTCCAGCATTTGATATAGTAATTTCTGAATTGTTTTCTATTGATATTCCTTGACTTATATCAGTAGTGTTATAAGTCATTGCTTTTATTTCATTTGCAGTAGTTATAGTTTGATCGCCAGTGTCGTAAAATGAACCATATTGTGGTTCAAATATTCCAGTGGGAACAGTTGGTTTGTTTTTAATATAATCTAATGCTATATTATTTGCTTGATTCCAGTCAGATTGAATTTGTGCATCTGGTATTACTGGAGTATTTAAAATATTTTCATAAAGTATGTTTGGAATATCTCTTCCATCTATATTAATTCTATTTCCAGCACCAAGGTTTGTCCAGTATTGAGTATTTGTTACAGGTAAACTTTCATTATCAAAATTTGCAACATAAAGTTCTCCATCTGAATAAACAACATCGCCAGCAAGATATCTTGTATTTTCCAAACCTTCTATTTGATAATGGTTTGCAGTCCAATCAACTGATGCATTATTAATATTTGGTTTATTTTCTAAATCGTTATAGTCAGTTGTACCTGGCTCACCTTGAGGACCTGGAATACCATCACCTGAACCAGATTGTGTAAATCTGGCCATAACTTATGAACCGTGTTCTAGGTTACTGGTTAAAACTGATAAAGAGAGTCCATTGGTTCCAGCAATTGCATATAAGTGATCGTATCCACTTAGTTCTACTGAAAAAGCATTGTTTGGTGAAAGTCTATATCCATAATCTGAAGAAGTTACGCCTTCTCCACCTAAATAGATATATCCACTCTCATTAACATTTTGAACAGTCATATCAAGTCCAGAGTGAACATTTCCTTCTGGTGTGAGTCTGGTTGCTGCTGTGTTACTTAAAGTAACTAAATCATGATTAATCATACTATCTATTATAATACATCTTTTTGCTTAGGCATGTCACAGGAAGCACATTTTGATAAAAATTTACCATTTAAGTGATTTGATCTTATTTCTCTATACAAATCACTATTAATAATCTCTGATATTGATTGTGTTTTAGTATCTCCAAGAACATAATCTCCTTCATAATCAAGACAGCAAAGTGCGACGGTACCGTCCCATAAAACAGTTATAGAGGACCATAATCTATGACAGGTATAGTGTGAGTTATCTTCCCCTACAGCCCAGTTATGTAGGCTAATATCTATTCTTTTAGGTATACCAAGTCTATGAAGCCATTCAAAAAACTCAGTTTCTTCTTCAATAGAAGACATACCAGTTTTAATATAATCTACTTTTAATATATTGAGACAATCTGGTTTGTCATTAATTAATTTTTCTATGTTATTAAAAAATTTATCAACATTGATACCAGGTCTGGTTTGTGAAAATTCACCTTTAGGAGAAAGACTAATTAAAACATCAGTGATACCATTTTTACCCCAATCATCTAACATTTTTGCATTTATTAAATGACCATTGGTATGTATATATATGGTTTCAAATCCAACCTCTCTTGCATATTTAGCAAACTTAGCAAGTCTTCTATCTATAATTGGTTCACCAAAATTTCTTAAATCTAGCATTTTAAATCCTAATTGTCCTGCTTCTTGTATTAATTTATAAACCATATCCTCATCCATAAAACCTTTATCTCTTTCCATAGTTGGATGTGGACAAAAAGTACATTCAAAGTTGCAATGGTTTGTTGATTCTAATCTCAACAACACTTTGGAAAAATCTTTTATTGTAGAATCTGTATATGTCCATTGAGGAGTTTTTTTTACATTTACCTGCTCATAATCAAAATCTTTTTTTCTCTTTAAAGCAGATTCATGAATAAATATACTATTGCTCATATTTTTCATAGTCCTTAAATTTAATAAAAATTCCATATACATATCTATTTGTTTTAATAGTCTTTTTTATTCCATGTATAAAATATTTGTTACCAGGCCAGAATACAACAGATCTTGCTTTTGGTTTAAAAATAAAATCCCTTTCTGGAAAATATACTTCACCACCAAGATAATCATCATTAATGTATACATTGCATGCAAGATAGCCATCCCAAGCATCTCTCCAATCTTTTAACTCTTTTTCTTTATATCCAGGAATTTGTGGTCCTGGACCATTTTCAATTACATCTGTGTGTGGATCAGTAAAGGAGTTAACTGTATGAATATTCATTCCATAATTATTTACATCTATAAAATCTGTTTTATAAAGTTTTGTAGCGACTTCTGTAATTCTGTTGTGCATTGGTCTTAATTTTTCATAAACTTCTGCTGCTTCTTTACTGCTAAAACTTCTTATTGTGTTGATTGCCTCAAAATGTAATTTGCTACCATTATATATTTTTTCTGCTCTATTAGCAATTTCTATTATGTATTTTTGTTCTTCTTCTGACAAAAAATTTTCAAAAGTTTTAATATTATCTAAACTATCTCCAAGAACATCTACAAATTTATTTGTCATTATTGTAATCCCATTTTTCCCAGTATGGTATTCCATTTTCATCATAATCTGAACCAATAGCATCCAATGTTTTTTTATTTCTTTGAAACATATCTTCAATCAACCAATCAAGACGCTCTTCTCTTTCTTTTCTAAGTTCTTCTAACACTTCTTCAAATGTTAATTTAGTAGTTTCGTTAGGTTCACATTGAGAATGATCATGCTCTTCTAATATCCTATCATTATCCTTAGATATATAATTAACATAGTCTCCATAGTTATCAAAGATAGTATTATCTTCTTTATCCCTACCTTCTCTAATTATATCTTGAATATCTTCTGCAGATAAATCTTCTCTATGCCACTCTACCATTCTCTTTCTTCTCCGCATTCTGTACACAAATCAAAATAATTCCATTTATGACCCCATGGTGCAACGCACTTATTTAGCATTATGCTCCTCTAAATATTGTTTAAATAACTCTAACAATTGTATCGTATGCCTATCATAGTCTATTTCTATTGCTGTATTATTTTTATCAATTTGATGAATTTTTATGGTTTTACCAATTTCAAATAATATATTTTTAATTTTATCTTCAAGACTCATCTATTGACACACCATATTTTTAGTTCTCCAGAAGAATAATAATCTGGAATTGTTTGATGCTTTTCCCAAAAATCTTCATAAGTGTTATCGTTTAATTCCTTGTTGCATTTTTCACAAATAACCATCATTTGCTCCTGGTAAATCTAAAGGTGTGGGTGCGGTAATAAGTGTACCACAAACAGCACATTCTGCATCTCCCAAAAAATATAAATCTATTTCGTATGTATCAGGATCAAATTTTACAGTTAATCTTAATAAAGTAGAAGCACAATTTGGACATTGTGGCGTGGGTATTCCTCTAGCATCCATCATATTCTTAATCCTGTTACCCCACCATCAACATTTAATATTGTTGCTGTTGTAGAAGACGAAGATGGAGAGCACAAATATAATATTGCATAAGCAACCTCTTCAGCAGTTACAAGTCTTTTCATTGGTTGCATATTTAATAAATTTTTTCTTTCCTCTTCAGGATTTTGGCTATTCGACAAAACTCTTTCAACCCAAGGTGTATCAGCAGTTGCTGGTATTACTGCATTAACTCTAATATTATCTTTTAAATGATCTGCTGCCATGGCAAGAGTAAGAGCATTTACCGCACCTTTTGATGCAGAATAAACTGCTACTTCTAAAAATCCCTTAACAGATACAGTTGATGAAACATTAACTATTGAAGCATTTTTTGATTTTCTTAAAAATGGAATTGATGCAGAACTCATTCTTGCTATTCCTATTACATTAACATTTAAAACATTTTTCCAATCATCTTCTGTAGCGGTAGTAACATTGCCTCCCAAACCAATTGCTGCATTATTTATTAAAATATCTAAACCGTCTTTAGAAACGTTAGATACGCTTCTGTTAACTTGCTGTGTGTTAGAAATATCACAAACAACATATTCTACCCCATCAATCATATTGTTTGGTTTGTACATATCAAAAACAAAAACTTTTGCCCCAGAATAATTTAACAATTTGGCAGTTGCTTCCCCAATTCCAGAAGCACCACCTGTAACTATTGCTTTTAGGCCTTTCATATGTGAGGACCTTTTGGATTATTTCCTTCTACGACTACTGTGAGTTGAACCAACCATTCAGCGTCTTCTCTTGGTTGATCATAACCATTTTTAAGTAACCAGTCAATAACCTCTTTTACTGTTCCTCTAATAATATTTTCTGTTTCCCTTGTAATGTTAAAGCACAATGCTATATTTTTATTTTCTCCAAGAATTTCTGATAACTGTTTTAAAGTTTCTAATATATATATATCTTTATCAAAAAATATATTTGTTTTGTCATCATATTTAATTAATCTAAGTAAATCTTCTTTGTCCTTTGTTTGATGTGGTAAAAATCCAATAAATGTAAAATCCCAAGCATTTAGCCCAGATATATTAAGTGCTGTAACTGGAGCATCTGGTCCAGGAAATATAGTTGTTTTTACTCCATAATTTATTGCATCTTTAAATATGTCATCACACGGATCCATTACAAAGGGCATGCCTTGATCAGCAATCATGACAGCATCTTTTCCTGAAAGTATTTCTTCATATAACCATATTCTTTTTTTATTTCCATTTTCATTATTATCAAATTCTGAATATCCAAAAATAATTCCTTTTGGCTTAAATTTAAAAGTATTCAAAAAACCTTCAAAACTATCTTCATGCTCACATAAAATATAATCAGCATTTTTGAGTGCATCTAAAACTCTTGGGGTTACATCAAAAGCATTTCCAATTTCAGTTCCTAATAAAACCAACTTTCCGTCTTTATTTTCATATTCAACTTCAAGTCCACATACAACACACTTTCTGTATTTTAGCAAATTAAATACCCTGTGTTCTCTACAATTTGATACCACTGGCCTTAAAAAACTTTTTGCGTAATATTCTATAAAATAACTGTTATGAAATCCCCATATTGCTCTATAATATTTTAAAAAGTTATTCATTTTCATCACCATAAAATTTTTCAGGGTCCATTATTTCGTATTTATTCTCCCATTTATAGTACTCTTCTTCAAATTCTGTTAGTTTTGGTTGTTCCACAAATCAAGGATATCATATAAAACTAATTTTGTCTAGTATAATGTATGAATGACTAATGTTTGGCTCACAATTCCAAGTGGCACAAGAAGAAAATATCTAAATGACATAATAAAAGATAGTAATATACCAGGTGAAAGAATAGTACTAGTAAACACTGTAGACTGTGAACCTACTCCAGGTGTTCGTAATGTATGGGACTTGGATCCACCTAATATTCATAGATGGTGGAATACTGGCATAGATATTGCAAGAGAAAATGGTGGAGAGTATATTGCAGTATTAAACGATGATCTTGTTTTAAGAAATGATCCAATTAATAAAATTGTCAAAGGCATGATTGAAAAGAATGCTGTTTTGGGATACCCGCATCCTCACAGTGGTAATGGCATAACAAGAACTGCAGGATACTGTTGGGTATTAAACCTATCTTACAAGATAAAGGCAGATGAAACTTACAGGTGGTATTTTGGAGATGATGATATAAGTCTTCAGGCAATGTCTAATGGAATTGTCACTTCAGTTGCAGCAGATGTAGAGCATAGACATCCTTTAATAGAAACCAAACAAAGTAAATATTTAACTGAGTTAACTATTGCTGATAGGAAATATTTTATAGAGAAATGGTCAAATAGGTTTAAGAGGCAATATAAGTTTGAAAATAAAGATGAGCCATTGATGAAACAACTAATAAAACTAGGTTTAAATCAAGGATGGATTTTTCCAGAAAAGTGATAGAATAGATTTATGGCACATCATGCACAGTTTAGATTTTTTGCAAGGGTAAAGCAACAATTTCCAGATTATTTTAAAGAAACCTCAGTAATAGAAATAGGATCATTAAACATTAATGGAACAGTTCGTGTCTTATTTGAAAATACAAAGCAGTATTTAGGTTTAGATTTAGGTGAGGGCAAAGACGTTGACATGGTTTGTAAGGGTGAAGAATATGATGGTCCAAGTGAATCATTTGATGTAGCCATATCTGCTGAATGCTTTGAACACAATCCTCAGTGGGCTGAGACATTTGAAAATATGTATAGACTTACTAAAAAGGGTGGTTTGGTAACTTTTACCTGTGCTTCTACTGGTAGACCTGAGCACGGTACCTCAAGAACCTCTAAGGCTGATTCACCATTTACAAGTGATTACTATCGTAATCTTACAGCAGAAGATTTTAAACCTATTGTTGAAAGATTAGGCTTCAAAGAACATTACTTTGAATACAATCCTCAGATTTGTGACTTATACTTTTGGGGCATCAAGTAAATGCGTAGGCCAAAAATATTTGCAGGTATCGCAGCAAACATAGTCGACATATACCTTAGCCTCGTCTTGAAATTCTATATAATGAAACGGATCTTTAAGATATAAATTAGCCCTATGAGTTATAGCAACTGCAGGGTTTGACATCCATTCTGGCAGTTCGATAGTTGGTTTGATTTTATGTTTTTTCATAAGTTCTTGACTAGATTCCAGCACGGTATCTTTAAAGCCACGTCTAGACCACTCAGTACATATAGCAGTCTGATACACATATAATTGAAACGTATGACCTCGCCACATTCTGGTTGCAGGATGATTAACCCAACCCTTAGAAGTTTCACCTGTAAGAATGCGTAGGATCTGATATGTTTCTACACGTTGTTTTCCAAGGCGTTTATTGTCAAGGCATCTAGCAGTCTCATCGTAATACCTAGCATAAGGCATAAAGGTTTGCATGTATCAATGATATCAAAGATGTAGTGGTTTGTCAACGAGGCGACAATAGGAAGATAACAAACCTTTCTATGAGACTAACGTCTCAATATTGGTTAGCATTCTTTTCTAGTCGGTTATTTCTGCCTTTGATTCTTGGGTGTGTGATTTATGCGGGGTATCAGGAGACATCCCCAATTCCTCTAGTATTCTAATAGATAACTCCATAGCCTTGGTTTGTTTATGCTTACCAGTAAGATGAGGAGCAATGATTTTAACGATATGATCTATGATATTCATATATATCTATTATACCAAATATGTCTATATGGCCTAAAAAACCATCATTTTGAGGATATAAGGGTTTGGGGATATGGGGAATATGAGGGTTTGGGGAACCATAGGATATGAGGGTTTGGGGTTTGTTATATGCCCTGCAGCAAAAAAAATATATTACTGATTATATTTCTAAATAGGGTAAAAGTGGAGTGTTGTGGAGCATAGTGGTATATGGAGCACGATTTTATGGCGGGATCGTAATGGCTGCC